CAGGACCAGAGTAGCCAGATTGACATTGAGTTTTTACCATCTTTCCTTGAGCAACCCTACGTTATGATTCCCAAACACGGTAACGAGTGGTGGGTGATAATTCCGAAGTGGTTGAAAATGCAAGTGGGCTACTTGGATCATAGCACTCAAAGCTACAACATCTTCATAGTCAACAAGTACGTTAAATGGTTAAGTGAGGTTCCATCTGAGCTTGAGGAGAAGCTAAAGTTTCCAGGGTCTCTCCCGCTAAAAGTTTTCGATAGCATGTTGTTAACTGGAGAAGCCTTACAGGAACGCGCTTGGCAAAAGTATAGCCCGTTCCTCAGCCGCAGGGAAGGCAAGGACCGCATCCGCATAAAACAGGGTTACGAGTTCAAGCTGATCGCTCAGTTGATCGAAGATGGCACTTTGCCTTTTATGGCTAAGCCTTTGGCGCCAGAAGACTTGCGTGAGTGGAATGATGTTGGTAACCAAAGATACGCCGAGATCTGCAAGGTCAAAAATATCACGGACCTGCAGGATAAAGCCTGGCAAGAGTTTCTGCAGCGTGGAGCCCTCGGCATCTTCTGGGCCTTCGGTACTGGTAAGAGCATGTTCGGCCACCGCATTATAGGCAACATTAAAGGCCCTCACTTGGTGATTGTGCCGAGTATAATTCTTAAGGAGCAGTGGCTTGAACGCTTAGTTGCCTTCAATCCGTCAACGCGGGCGGAAGTGACGGTTGAAACTTACCACGCTTATGAGAAGGTTGCACGAAAGCCCTGGAACGTAGTTCTCTTTGATGAGTGCCAGCATTTGCCAGCTAACACATTCGTTAAGCTCAGTACTATCCAGGCTAAATATCGTATAGGTTTCAGCGGCAGCCCATTCCGCGAAGATGGCCGAGAAAACTACATTTTCGCTTTAACTGGCTATCCAGTTGGCATGTCCTGGTCCGACCTACTTAAGTTGCAGATTATTCGTGCGCCACAATTCCGCGTTTACGTACTACCTGATCGTCGCATTAAGGACCGCAAACTCGATGAGCTCATGCGCTTGCCTCTTAAGACGATAATTTTCTGTGACAGCCTCGACTATGGAGAGGAGATCAGTAAACGTCTTGAGATTCCCTTCGTTTATGGTGAAACAAAAGAACGGTTAGACATCATACGCAGTAGCCAAGCGTGCGTGGTCAGCCGAGTTGGCGATGAAGGCCTAAGCGACTTGAAACTTGAACGCATCATCGAAGTGGCTTTTCTCTTCGGTAGCAGAATGCAGGAGAGCCAAAGATTTGGTCGTTTGATGCATAGTAAACGGAAGACTCAACATATCATTCTTATGACGAGGGCAGAGTATGAGGCTTATCAGAAGCGGCTTTTAGCGATTACGCAGCGTGGTTTCAAATTGGAAATAATTGAGGAGTTGACTTGATCAAGGAGGCTTCTGCTTGATGTATCTGAATCCGTTTGTTTCTGAGGGCTTTGCTGGTTTTTGGTTGCGTGTTGAAAGGGAATGGGCTGAAGCTGAAAAACGCCATGAAATTTATGATCCATGGAAAGATGATCCATGTACCTATTGTGATGATTGGTACAACTGCCCTGATTGCCCTCCGAGGTTAGAGCAGGAAGAGGAGGATGAAGCTGAGGAGCGCTTGGCGCGTGAGGAGTGTTTGCCATGAATCGGACTAAGATTGAGTACCTCAACTATACGTTAAACGTCATTGTTGGTTGTAGTGGCGAGGGTTGCGCTGTACGCAAAAAGTGCTGGGCTAGAGCGCAGGCGAAAAGGCGAAAGGGAAAATGTAAAGACGATAGATGTTACCGTTTCGTTCCGCATGATCATCCAGAACGGCTAGAAGAGCCGTTGCATGTCAAGAAGCCTAGTCGAATAGGCTTAAACTTCAGTGGCGAAACATTTGACAGAGCATTCAAAGACCGCAGTTACGTTTGGTTTGGAATGTGTGGGATGATGCGGAGAGCAGCCTGGCATACTTTTGTCGTTTTGACTAAGCAGCCCCAAAATATTCCTGAAGACGAAAATTTCCCTCTTCCTCCCAACTTGTGGTTAGGAGTTTCGGTTAACTGCAAAAAAGACCTTTGGAGAATCGATAAGCTCAGAGAAATCAATGTTGCTGTGAAGTTTGTGTGTTTTGAGCCTTTGTACGAGGACCTATGCCCTGTCGACCTAAGCGGTATCGATTGGATCATTATTGGAGGGCAAACGCGGCCAAAGAAGTTGCCTAACCCGCGGTGGGTTTCAAAACTCGTGGTGAAAGCGCGGGATTTTGGGGTTCCTGTTTTTGCCAAGGATAACTTAGAAGAAATGTATTGGCGTTATCCGAGTTCGCGTCCTCAAGAATTTCCAGAGAGTAAGACGTTGCGGGAGGTCTGCTAGATGTGGGTTTGTTTGAATGATGCGGGTATGCGGGTTTGGGGCGATGTTTTTCCAGCTGGCAAAGTTCCCGTTGCCTCTATGGCTTTTCAAGAAGCGAAGTTAGGACCTAAAACCGAGCGCGTCGTCCTGGTTGCTTGGACTGTGTTATCTGAAGAGCAGAAGGATGCTGTGCTGGCGAAGATCAGCGAGAGATGTGGGGCTCCGAAAGAGGCGATTCTGAAGGATATTCTTAAGGTTGGGTTGCCGCTGCGGGAATCATACACGACTGGAACTGTAGCTGCGGAGTTGAGGTTCTTCATTTAGGAGCTGCTTGTTTTGGCTGAAACTAAACATTGCCGCGGTTGCCTTTACACTTGGACACCACGAGTTAAAGAACCTAAGAAGTGCCCACGCTGCTTTAGACGCCTCGACCGACCGCCAAGAATGCCTTCACAAAGGAGTTGGTAAAAATGAGCGAGGAATTCCTGATGGTGGTCAGTAATAATAATAATGAAAAGAGACTTTATATAACATACATATATAACATACACCACCAGCACGTTAAATTGGCTTTTTCTGGAGGCTTTCTTTGAAGAAACGAAGCTGCGTCTACGTTTTAGAAGAAGTCTGGAAGGAGTTTCTGAGAATCTGCAAACGCGAAGGAACAAACGCCAGCAACAAGCTTGAGGGATTTATGCAAACTTACAACCAGCAGCACAAAACTGGGAATCCACAACTTTTAATAACTCATTATGTTAAGCCAGAGGAACCACAACCTCTCCGCGTTTTATGTATCCATTGTCAAGGCGCCCTGACAGATGGCAGAGTTTTTTGTCTGAGACGTGGCGGCATGTGGATTCCAAGCATCCAATGTTACAGTTGCAAGAATAACAGACTGCGGAAGGGCAGAGGAGCATGAAGGATTATGTTTCGTGAGATTTACTATGAGCATTCTAGGGTTGGGTGTACTTGTAGTATGGAGGGTTTCTGATGAGTTGTAATATTGATGGCGCCGCCTGCGATGGGTCTAGTCTGGTTTGTAGATTGAATCCCGGGGCTGGAGAGCAAACTGATTATGATTATGCAAATCCGGGTGTCCGCATGCCTTTTCCTAACCGTGAATGCAGCCATTTTAGGAAAGCGGAGGATTCTGTTTGATTTACTACGAGTATTCTAGGCCTTGTGATGCTCGTAGTATTGCGTTTTTGGATGTGGAAGGTTGTTTAGTGTTTTTTGGGGCTTGTTTTGGGGCGGAAAATAAGGGTGTTTTGGGGTTGTTTTTGGGAAAGGCGGCAGTTTTGGCTATCGCAAGACTGCTGATTTGTTATAGTGTTTGGAGTAGGTTACCGACACTAATTCTTAATGTTGCTGATGGAGGGGTTTTTCCATGAATGAACAAGTTACGCAAGAGTCTAGTTTTAAGTCTGTTCAAACGGTGAAAAAGAAGCGTTCTCCAGAGGAAAAGCATGGTCGGCAAAGGTGGATTTTGACGTTGCTGGAGCGTATTTCAGCTAGGCTCGATGGAATAGAAGAGGCGCAGGACATTATTTTGAATGGTTTAAAGCAGGCTGGTTACTTCCATTTTGATGTACCGTTTATTCAGAAAGTTGCTTGTGTTGATGCTGTGGATTTGAATATTGTGGAGGTTGTCCGAGAGGCTGGTGCAAAAGGCGTTTTTCCCAAAGACGTGGCTAAGAAAGTTAATGCGGTTGGCGCTTACGATTTGAAGTATTATGATGTGAGCAGGCGGATTGTTCGCATGAATAAGCGTTTGAAGAAGAAGAGTGGCGAGTTGCTGTTTGAGAAGCGCGGTCAGAAATGGGCTTTAACATCGTTTGCTTTTGACACATATGGCGAGACTGAGGAAGAGGTTGCTCGTAGTAAATCTGTTCCTGAAGAGGAGGTATAGGAGTGAGAGTGAAGGATTTTTTCTTTTGTGTAATGCGTTGTCCTAAATGTGGCGAAGAACGTTTGCGTTTCTGTTGGGCGTATGCTCTTTTTACTTGTGGTTTTTGTGGAGCGAAGATAACGACTTACTATTTCTTAACGAAATATCGTGTAATTTAGTGATAAAATGCTTGATTTCAGTCGGTTTTTGGTTTTGGGGCTTGTTTTGGCTATAGTAAGTTTTATATCTCAACTCTTAGATAAGTTCTTTTGTACTGCGTAGGTGCGGTGCGTAGGTCGGCGGTCCTTGGGGAAAGCAGCAAGCTTCACCGAGGACCTGCCCAAGGATCGCGTATGGGGCTTGTTTGTTTTTCCCTTGGGCTGACTAAAACTTGAAAGAGCCTTTGGCATGCCATGGGAAGATAACGCTGATTATGTACGTAGTGGTCATCGTAGTCCTGATGATTTTCAGTCTGACAGCATGCGAACCATCACGATCAGCGAAGAGGAAGGCATCAAGGCGGTTATCGGCAAGCTGAAAGGTGAAGACAAAACCACTGTGCAAAGCTATCTTTTTGACAAGAGTAAGGGTTGGACGGTTGAGAAGGCGAAGGCGTGGTTTGAAAAACATCAGCCTGTTAAAGAACATGTTCAAGCGATTTTGCCCTTCAAGGTTCTTGAGAAGATTGTTGATAAGCCGTTGCGTATTCGCGGCGTGGCCATGACTGCGGGCATGAGCAGAAACTTTAACATTTACACGTCTGAGGAACTGCAGGCTTTCGCTTCGAAGTTTGTTGGTTCGCCGGTCTATATTGAGCATGTTTCTGTTGAGAACGCCATCGGCAAGGTCACTAAGACCGAGTGGGATGGGCAAGCGCTTTGGTATGAAGCTGAGATTTACGAGAGCGACGTTGCCGATAAGATTCGGAAGGGTCTTGTGCAGCATGTTAGTGTTGGCGCGGATTATGAGACGCTTGATGTAGTGGATGGGAAGGTTCCGCATGGCCTTCACAATGCTGAACTTAGCTTAGTGGCTGTGCCAGGTATTCCCGAGACTAACTTACAAATTCTGGAAAAGCTCGCAAGAGAGCAGGTTGATCCGCTTGTCGCCGGCGAATACTTCCTGGGGTTTTATCAGGACCCTGCGTTGTTTTTGCCTGAGCATTTCAGGACGGTTTGGCTTGATCAGGCGAATGGTGTTTTAGCGGTTATGGCGAAGGTCCGTGCGGACCCTGCAAAGGAATCGTGTCAATCCATCTTGTTTTTGAAGAGTAAGTGGCAGGCGAATACCGTGAAGGATTGGCTTACTATTCACCCTGATTATGTGTCCCCGGCAAGCATTTCTGCTAGTCAGAATGCGCCGACTGGGATTGAAAAAATGGGTAAAATGAAGAAAATGTTCTCAGAGACTTTGCAGCAGTTGAAGGAGCAAGGCTTGTCGAAGGCTGAGATTGAAGCAAAGCTCAATGAATTAAGTACAGAGCGAAATGCTTTATGGCAGGAACTTGAGGCGATTGAGCAGACTATTCGGCAAGTGTCTGACGCTGAACGAGAAAAAAATAGCGCTAGGCAAAGTGAGATTAACACAAAGCTTGACCTTTTGTGGGCGGAAATCTCAGCGTACCAAGAGGTTCTAGTCAACATCATTTCTGCGGGCGAAGAACCTCTTCGTAAAGAGCTCGGAGACGCAAATACTAAGCTTACTGATACTGCAACCAAGCTCGGTGAAGCCAAAAACACTATTGAGCAGCTGAGAAAGCAGTTGCCTGGTGGCGGATTGCTTGTGAATCCGCCTAAGATGATGCCAATTTCTGAGGCTGTCGGGATTCTTGAGGGTTTGCTGCCGGCGCCTGCGGTTGAGCGATCTACGATGGGCATGCAACGTGAGTGTCAAACGATTCGCTCTGAGATTCTGAAGTTGAAGGAAAGGGCTGAGGCAAAGTAGTTGTCAGCTGAGCCTACCAAGGAAGAGTTTCATGCGGTCGGCGATGCTGAAGCTGACGCGATTGTTGAGGCTTGCAAGCATGCGATTCCGCATAACGAGTGGCTTGGGCGCCTTGTCCGTAACATGTACGGTCGCATTCAGGCTTTGGAAAGGGAAGTTGCTGATTTGAAGGCTAAGAAGCCTAAGCGAGGTCCCTAAATTCATGCTCACTTTTGTGGGGGCGAGTACCAAGGACGAACTTGGGAAAGTCAGGAAAAATTGTGGAGATCGATTTTAAATGGCTGATAAAACTGGCAAAACATGGATGGCTATAGGCGAAACGGACGATCCTAACGCTATAATCGAATCTTTCGAGGTTGCTGCTGCCGTAACGAAGGGTGATCCTGTTTACTTGAGCGCGGATGACAAGATTAGTTCTGCGGCGGCTGCTCAGAATTGCATCGGCGTAGCCACGAAGACGCAGGCTACAGTTGGCGGGCAAGCTCCAGTGTTGACGAGGGGCAGAGTGAAGGTGAAGGCTGGTGCTGCGATTGCTCTCGGTAAAGCGGTTTACGGCGCTGACGCGAGTAAACGTGTGCTGGAGTTAGCTGATGTTTCTCAGGCTGTGGATGAGGGCGGAGCTGCGAAGTACACAATCGCTGTGTATTACGCTCGCAAACTTGGCACTACTCTGGAGGCTGCCTCAAACGCTGACGATCTGATCTTCATTAAGGTCGGGAACTAACATGAAGCCTAGACTTTTTGAAGCTTTGATGGCGAAGCCGAACGAGCAACGCGAACTTTACGAGCAGTTGAAGTTGAAGGCTGAACATCCTTTCCTGAAGCGTTATGCTGCTGTGTGTGTCAAAGAAGGCTTATTCAGCGATTCTGTTGGCGCCTTGGGCAAGATGCATGATACGTTGGTGCAAGCTGCTTATCCTGAGATGATAGGCAGGAACATCATCACAGTGCGGCCTACTACCGAAGCGATGGAAAGGTTTCCTTTGGACGAGAAGGCTGTGGCTTACCGTTACGCTGAAGGCGCGGTTACACGTTTAAGCGGCAAGAAGAACAGCACGGTGGACATCTACACGAATGTGCTGGCTGAATCTTCGGAAGAGTGGACTCGCGAGTTCTTGGAAGACGCCACGTGGAACGTCATGGACATGGGCGTTGAGAAGGCGGGTAGAGCTTTAGGTGAAGACGAGACGAATGCGATTTTAGCGCTTTATGCTGCTATCGCGGCTGGTGATTTGGCTGGTGGCGCTGAGATTGCCGGTGGTGGCTTGGTTCTTAGTTGGGCTGGTTTGCTTGCTTTGCATAATGCGGTGCGTGGCGGGAATTGGCGACCAACAGTGTTAGCGGTTAACGAGATGCAATTGCATCAACTTCTCAACGACGACAAATTCATTCATGCGCAGTATTTGCCTTCGGCGCAGACTGATCTTGAGCAGGGCATTGTCACAAGTGTGTTGGGCATGAAGGTGCAAGCTAGTACTCTGGTTCCTAACGGAACGGCTTACGCGATTGATACTCGCGTGGCTGCTGTTATGCTTCTGCGTAGAGACGTAACTGTTGAAGATTGGGAAGATATCAAAAGCGGCAAATACGGTGTTAGAGCGACTACTCGTTTCGGCGTAGGCGTCCTAAGAGCCAATGGTGTTGCCAGAATGACCAATATCAAGACTACGTTGACTTAGGCGGAGGCTTTTCTTTGGCTGCGTTTAGTGGCAAGTGCTCTCGGTGTGGAAGAGAGTATTTCGCAGATCATTCCGACGTCGTGGTCTGTGACTGCTGGGAGATTTGCCCTTTATGTGGCGAGAGGATGGAGCCTTACACGCCTGATCTAGCGCCGGGTTCGTATGGTCGTGATGGCAAGCGTGACTTGCTGATCATGCGGGTCTGCAATAACTTGGTCGGTCATGCCGATCATGCCCCTGTTTATTCGGAAGTTAAACCTGTTGAGGTTGAATTGGAGAAGTTAACGTGAGAAATCTCGAAGAAAGGCTCAAGTACGCGAAAGTGATTTTGCATGAACTTAGTAGAGAGCCTTTGTCCCGTACACTTTTGAATAAACGTTTTATCCAGCAGTCTGGGACATCTGCGACTTTTGAGGGCATTTTCAAGTTTCTCATTCAAAGTGGCTATGTTGAGAAGAGTGGTTCTGCGCATCGTGCGTCTTACTGCATAACCGAGAAGGGCAAAAAGTTTCTGGGGGGCTTGTCTTGAGCAAGGTCGTTAAGAAGATTCGTGAGGTTTTTTCGCCTGCTTTTCGTTCTGGTGTAGCTTCTCCTGACAGTCAGACGGTTTATGATGTTACGGTTATTCCGTTGGCTGATGTTTGGGAGCTTTACAAGCGTGATCCCACTTGTCGTAGTAGTGTTGATTTGTTGGCTGCGTCGACTGTGGGCATGGGTTTTTACACTACTTGTGCGCCTGAGAAGGATTATGCGGATGCGGAGAAAGCCAAGAAAGCTGTGGATGATTTCAACAAGGTCGTAAACTTGGATCGCATGCTGAACCGCATGGCTAAGCGGGTTATTGCCTGCGGGAACGATTTTTGGCTTAAGGTTTCGGCTACTGAGGTTATTCGGCTTCCGATCGATGCTGTCGAGAAAATCGAGGTAAAGTTTACTGAGATTCAGGACATTCAGGTTCCTCGTCAAGTGAGCGGTTACAAACTTCGTGCGAAGTATGGCGGTGGAGTGCTTAAGCCTGAGGTGGTGATTCATTGGAAACTTGAGGATGATGACTCGCCTTTTGGTTTTGGCATCGGTTTGTTGCAGACGTTGCTTCACACTTTAACGATTAAAGGCAATGAGAAGCGGCCTGCTTACGCTACGATGAAAGCGAAGATTGAAACGATTATGCCAGGTATTTTTGAGAAGTATGCGGGTCCAGACGTGCTTGCGAATGTGCCTGGCGCTGACGATGCGACGATTCAGAAATTTGAGACAGCGATTAAAAACCGCAAGAAAGAGGGAGTTTGGCTTTTCTATACCGGGAAGGATAAAAGTGGTGGTCCCAACGTTAGCATTAATCCTGTGCAGATTGATCCACGTGCACGATTTGAAAGCTACATCGAGCACATGGTGAACCAGTTTTATCTCGGTTGCGAAACTCCGTTGCCGCGTCTTTTCAGCACGCCTGGCTTCACGGAGGCTTCTTCAAAGGCGGCTTTGCAGTTGCAGGAGATGCTGATTTTGCCTACTCAGCGGGATATTAAGCGGATAGTTGAGGGTGACCTTTTTGATGTCGCCGTTAAGCAAGGCGGTTTTGACTCTGAGAAGGCTGCCGTTCGGCTAAATTGGGGTGCTCAGGAAACTCCTGAGTTGTTGGCTGCGGATTTGATTTCTGCTGCTGAAAAGAATCTTATTCGGCCTGAAGAGTTCCGTAAGAACGCGGTTAAGGTTCTTCATTGGGAGCTTTGGGAACAAGAGCCATCCTCTCAGGATGCTCGTAGTAAATCTGCAGGGGGTGCATGAATGTGGGTTTGAGTAATAAGGCTCAAGCGGTTCTCGTGGGCTTAAGCGCTGGGATGATTGCCTTCGGCACAGCTGCCGCAGCAATCCCTGATTTCGTTCCGCCTGAATATAAGGTTCCAATTGCGGTTACTGCTTGGCTTGCGGGCGTTGTCGGCTTCAGTATTAAGGAAGCGTTAGGTGGGCAACCGCCTAAATCGGAGGCTAAAGCGTGACTGAGGTTCCGTACGGCCAGTTTGACAAGGCGTACCAGGCTATTCACAGCGCTTTGAGCGGGTTGATGGCGCCGCCTCCTAGCAAGAAAATCACCAAGTTGGCTTTCACTTGGAACGCGGATGCGACCTTAGCGACCCTGAAGGCGTATGATGGAGCTGAGTTGCTCTTTACGTTAACCTTCACCTGGAACGTTGATGGTTCCTTGAAGGAAGTGGCTCGAACGTAGTCAGCGTTGCCTGGCTATGCGAGAAACCGAATTAAAAAGGAGGAAAAAAAAGAATGGACAAAGCAGTTGATAGAGTAAACTGGAAAGCCAAGTGGCGAATAGACAAGTTCAAGGATCCAACTGACGAAATAGCGAAGATGTTGCGGTTAGGCGCGTCAATGATGGAAGTGATGCGGCAGTTTCCAGAAGCGTTTATTGCAGCGGAAGAATTTGAATCCAACATCGCGTTAAACGAGGGTTTGCAAGCGCTGATCGGTTTGGCTTGTGCGATAGGTAGTGAAACGGCGTGGAGCAACGCGGCGGCGTATTTGGGCGTCGGAGATTCTAACGCGGCTGAAAACGCAACTCACACGGGGTTGCAGGCGGCAACGAACAAACTGTGGAAAGCGATGGATGCGACTTATCCGCAGCGCACGAATCAAACTGTGGATTGGCGGGCTACGTTCGATTCTGCAGAGGCCAATTATGCTTGGGAAGAGTACACTGTTGTCAACGCTTCGAGCGATACGGGCAAAAACTTGAATAGAAAAATTGCTTCAAAAGGCACGAAAAGTTCTGGGGAAACATGGACGCTTTCGCTGCAGATAACGTTCTCGTAGGCGGGTTAGAGCGTGAGCATCAGCGCGGTTAATAAGGCCTACCAGTTCAAGAGTTTAGCTGATGACAATATTATGATAGGCGACCCTGCTGATGCCGAATTTCAC